TCTCGGCTGAATCCATATGTGCGTTCATCTGCCATCTCACGTCCTCAAAAACGCAGCGAACGCGACAGATGTGTACATATCGAACGTGAGCACGGATGGTGCCGTTCCGGGAGTAACTTTTGCACCGGACCCATTTAATCCGCCGAGCATCACGTTTCCAGACTTATCAAGGTATGGCAAGTGCTCGCCTGCCGACAGATAAACCGTTCCGACATCAAGCCGCTTGTGCTGCCACGTCGCAACGTTATACCTAAGCGAATACTTTGTCAGCCTTCGTCGTTCTCCGTAATAGTAGCCGATCACTGATGACATCACATTGCAAAGCAGCGTCTTCGCAGCACGCCCTTGAAACGTCACACTGTTGACAACTTCGTTTCTGTCAATCACATCTTGATCCGTAACGGTATCGGCCTCAAACTGGAAGAACTCCCATATCGGGATAAACCGTGCTCGAATAATACCGTTTTCAAAAGGCTGGCCCGCACTGTTGGCAACTGCCGTCCCAGCCGCATCTTTCGTGACGTTTTCCTGCAATCGCTCAAACTTTGTTTCATAAACCGGAATCCATGCCTGCGGATCTGTACGCGGATTGAATGAGCTTTGCCGCTCGTCAACGTCGCTGGAAAACTCTGATGTGATGTCCCAGTAAAGAATCTGATCCGGTCGTCTCACTGCGTCAACATGCTTGCAAATTGCCGCACCCCATGACGACACCGTTACGCCAGGAACCGGTACGCCCGTCGTTGCGAGAATCGACAGCCTGTCTGCCGTTGTACTGTCTGCGATCACCAGATGATGATACGTCTCATCTAAAACTGGCAGGCCACCGGACGACCGAATCGATGACTGACCAGGCCTTTGCTCCCCTCGAAATGTATGCGTCATTACGGCACCACCACTGCCGTAGCAACAATCGCCAAATCAAGCTGCGTTGTAGCGGATGCCGTGCCGAGTCTTGTCACATAGTCGCCCGTTGACCGATCGGCATCCGGCATAATGCGTCCCGCCGTTGGTGAGACTAGGTACGACGTGCCAACAACCATCGTAGTGCCAACAAGAATAATAGCCCCGCCTGTAGCCATTAACCCATAGCCACCAGATAAACCTGGCGTTATCGCGATCCCTTCCGCTGCCGCAAGTGCCGATGATGCGTTCGCGTCCGCCAAAACGTACGTCGTGCCGCTCTTGACGATCGGTTGACCGGCTGAGATTGTCGCCCCATATTGCACGCGAGTGTAAGTCGTGTTCGACGTTGGGCGAACTGCTGTGATGCTTGTTAAGTCAGCCATTTATCTAAGCCTCCTGAAACCGTTTTCTTCCATCTCTTTCAGTTGCCGCTCTGCCAATTGAATCTGTCTTGCCTGCTGTGCGTTCGCCTCTCGCTGGGCTTCGAGCAGCTCGACTGTCTTTGCTGCAATTTCCCGATTCGTCGCCTCTGGAGAATCCGGCACCGCCGCACCCGCAATGCGTGCGTTGACAGCGTCCGCCGCAAATTTGACCGCCTCTGCTGATCCGGCTTCCATGCCCGCACCTGGACCACGAGCCGCATCCGCCCGACGTTGCTCGTTCGCCTTTTGTCGCTCCTCGAAGAAATCCATTGCCGCTTTGCGTGCGTCCGTCAGTTCACGCTGCCAATTTTTCTCCGCGTCCTCAGCGTCCTGCCGTGCTTTCTTAACGAGTTCGTCTGTTTCCTTCAGTGTCTTCTCGATCGCCTTTTGGTGTTCGTCTTCGGTTTTCTTTGCGGCCTCGCGTTCGGCTTTGGCGACTTCATTAACGGCATTTAGTTTTTCATCGAGCACGCCCTGAACCTGATTGTTTTCCGCCGCCGCAAGTTCTCGATTTCGCTTTTCAAGATCATCAAGAAACTTATCTGTAGCCGTCATGTCAATCTCAAAATTTGTCACACTGTTGATTAGGTCTGTCCAGACTGCGATTGTAAAACCAAGCCCCTCTGATATTTTTCGAATGATCCACAACACCACTTCAAACGCTGGCTTCAAATCATTTGCCACACCCAGCAGTTGGATAATCAGCGGACCCAATTCTTCCCCGACCCGTGCCAGCATTTGTTCCATGTCACTCAACGCGATGTTCATCTTTCCGCTGACGGTTTCCGACAGCCGCTCTGTCATGCCGTGGAACATTCCGCCTTCCGCTGTCGCGTCTTGAAATGCCTTGCGAACTTCCTCGGTTGATATGCCACCGTCCTCCATTCGCTTCTTCAGCTCGATCATGCTTTCGCCGGTCGTCTTGCTAATCTGCTGCAATGGATTGAAGCCTGCGTTGACCATTTGCAGTAGGTCTTGCCCCATCAGGCGACCCGCTGCGGACATCTGCGAAAACGCCAAAGACATCATCTTGAAACGTTCGTTGTTTCCGCCCGTCACATCTGACAGCATTCGCAGGTTTGCTTCTACGTCCTGTGCGGCGACATTAAAACTGATCATCGTTTTCGCTGCCTGTGTGGCACCGCTAAACGTGACCGGAGACTCCGCAGCAAACTTGCGAATCTGCTCAAAGATAATCGCCCCGTCTTTTGCGCTTCCGGTAAGAACCTCGAAGGCTATCGTTGCGTCTTCGACCTCATTCGACAGGCTGATCGACTTTGCTACTGTTTGCACGCCAAGGTATGCAGCCGCCAATCCTTTAATGGATGACATCGCACTGCCTGATGCTGTTGACGTTTCTCGCATCGCCTTGGTTGTCTGCTCAACCGATCGACGATACGTTTCCTGACTGATTGCACCGGCACGAAGCAGTGCCTGTAACTCGCGGATTTTTCGGCTGTAGGATTCCGATGCTGTCGCCGCTGATTGCGTGACGGCCTTGCCTTTGTCCATCACAGCGTTGTGTTGCTTTTCAGCTTCGGCCAGTCGTGCGGTCTCGTCCTTTAGCCGCTTCTCTGCTTCAGCCGCTACAGCCGCCGTCCGTGCGATTTCCGCCTGTGCTTTCGCAACTGCCTCAGCAGAATGCTGGCCCTGCTTATACTTCTGATTCAAACTTTCGACCGCGTTGCCGTACTGTACGGATTGCTTTCCGGTCTCACTGAACGCACGATTCACCAAATCGAGTTCCTGCTTGTACTTCTCGGCTGGCGGCACTGATTGCCGCATGATCGTAGCGACTTTTGTCACTTCGTTCTTCGCAAGGTTTGCCCCCTCGCTGAAGTTTGAGACGTCCATTCCGAGACGGACATTGAGTGCGGTAATCGATGGCATTTATTGGAACCCAAACGCTTTCATAATGATTTGCGACTGTGCTTTCGGATGCTTAATTCCACGGGAGCCGAGTCGCGTTCGTTTCTTCCACGTCATTGAATCAGACGGCATGAAATCAACCACGCTCAACGGTTCCATTTTGACACCTCGACTGGCCGCCGTCATTGAGTTTGCCGAATGGATCATTGAACACATCGACGCCACTTGTTCCCAGTGTGATCCAAACGGCTCACATTGATAGTACGCCCACCATACTTCAAACACCCGTTCAGATATCGAATCCAGCCACGCTTCCGGATCGTCTATTCCAAGCTCAAGGCAGACTCGACAGGCGAATCGGAGACGATGGTTTTTCTTGACTCCCCCAACACTTCTGATGCCTCACTGTTTCGCGTAAACTGCTGACAGGCTTCGGATAGTCGCTGGTAAAAAAGCAGATCGATCGATCCGAGTTGCTTCGTCTCCGAATCCTTGAATAGCCGCTCGCCTTCACCGTCAATCCACATCCGCGCGACAAGCAACAGGATTGCATCATTCAAGTTTGTCGCGTTCCATTTGCCATCTTTGTCCACCAACGCCATCTGGTATTGTGAATGCTCCAACGGTGTAGGCCGCTGAATGCGCACCGCGTTACCGTCGATCTCAATATCCTTCGTTGCTCTCTTTGTCAGTTTACCGAGAGTCGCTCTCGTCAATGTCGTCATCGTTCTCACCCTCGTCTTTCAAAAAATCCGGATCAACAGGAACAGCCGCCCCGCCGATCTTTTGGTTTGCCGCCACGCTGACGGCTTCAATCAATTCCTGCTTTGTCGCTTCGTCCATAAACACAATGCACGACAGCCACGCGCCTTCCATTTTTTGAAGGTAGCCAACGTGCAATCCGTCGCACATCACCACCCACTGATTCTGGTTGACTGGCTCACCCGTGATTGACACGCCAATATGATCGTTCAGTTCGATTTGCACTACGGTGCCTCTTTGGTAAACGCCAGTGATTCTCCCGTCATCCTCAACGTAAATTCGCTGTCCATCGTTTCGTTGTTCGCCAGCATCGGAAACGCAACACGGCTGAAGAACGCATTGCCTGCAATGTTGGCCCGTGTGACTCCAGACGTTGCGGTTGACAGTTGTGGAAGCGTGACTGTTGCTAGCGCGACGCCTGAACCGATCGTCGGCAGTCCAACGGCGGCCGAGAATCGCGTGACGCCGGCAACTTCGTTTGTTGCCGCTAGGTCATGCGGATCGACTCGCAGGAATCCTGTGTCGAGTAACAGCGAAACGTCACGCTCTCCGATCGTCCACTCACCGGGATTGATAGAGATGATGTTTCCGACCCATGATGTTGTGACGCCGGTAGTGAGCACTCCAGCAAGCGTAAGTGTGGCTGTATTGCCTGTTTTGAAACGTGTTCCGGTTGGCATTTAGTAAGTCTCCTGATATGCAAAAAGATAATCGAACACCGTAAAGTAACGGTGATCCTGTGTACCGTCTGTCGGCATCTCGTCCAGCGTCTGAATTCCGCCGTCGATCATTACCGACTCAATTACTACGCCACCCACCGTTCCAACTGTTCCGACAAGCCCGGAAGCTCGCACGGCTTCTGCCAGTACGTTTGCCGCCGCTCGTGTCCCTGCAAATGCAGCAAACTCAATCCGACTCCGGGCAATTCCCGACAACCCGTTTATGAGGTGTTCGTGAACTGTGTCAATTATAGTGTATGTCAATGCTCCGCCCGTCGCCACAGTATAACCTTGCGGCAGTACGTCTGGATAGATCCGCTGTCCCGTCAGGGCAACGACCCCGGCGTTCGCGATCAAATACCCTCGCACTGCTGTTCCAAGATCAGCCATTCGTTGTTGCCTTCGCTGCTGCTTCAATTCCAGATTTCACGGACTGCACGACCGCAGCTTCTGCCGCGCCGCGTGACTGATCAGCGGCACGCTTGACGAACTGATTGACAACGCGAACAGATCCGCCGTCCCGGCCCCACAGCACCCGCCGCTTGTGATCCTTCGAGAACAGATTTCCATGTCCGCCGCCCTCGCTGTATGACGGCCCAACAAGCCCGATCATGCCCGCCGTGATGCCGGCTCGTTTGCGAGTGCGAACCACAGAGCGAATGACTGACTTAAGTTTTTTCGAACCTGACCACTTCTGCCGTGTTTTTGCCGATTGTTTTTTGCGTGAGCCCGTGACGCTGCTTTCGGGCGTCAATGCGATCACAGCACCTTGCACTGGCTTCATTCCGGCTTCCAAAGCGTCCTTGCCAACAACTTCGCGCACCTGAATTGCCAACGATTCGAGTTGCTTTATCAGATCGTTGCCGTTAAGCATCTGCAACCCAACGCCAACTGTTGCGCCTGATTGTCTTTGCGGTCTTGCCATTAGATCACCACCGCTTTGCAATGCAGTTCGCGATACGCATTCATCCCGTCCACAGGATTCACATAGACGATGCCGTACGTTTGCCCGTCGCAAACTACTTCCATTTTTGGCGTGTAACCCTCGCGATAATGAACAGTAAAAACAGCCGCGATTCCAGCCTCAACCTGTCGCCCTTTCGCTCCTTCAGTTCCAGCCACTGGCTCCCACCTTGCAGGCTCGTCACAGAGCCACGTTGCAAGCGTAACAACAGGCTGCCCAGCGGAATCCTGTGTCGTCGTCTCGTTCTTAACTGTGATGCGGCTTCGCATTTCGCCAAGGTGAAATCGTTGTGGTCGGTAGCCTCTCATGGGTAGCTGCTCCGCATGTACCGCCGCACAAGATTTTCATACGCTCGTAAATCGTTTGGACGATCGTTATCACCGCGATTGCCGTAGTGATAGTACGCAATCAGCAAAAGCATAGCCTGCTTTGCGATTGCCGGTATCGTCGCCGCTGTCGCATAGCCGACGACGTAAGTGATTGTGATAGCGTCCCAGCGAATCGAAGTCACGGGCCATGATTCCGCCCAGTCCAATTCAATCTCGCCATCCGCTGCGTTTAGGCTGTACTTACTGGACGAGAACGTCGTCAGCACATCGTTGGGATCGTAGTATTTTAGCGACGTGATCGACGTGACCGGCCTGCTGTCGAGTTCAATCTGTCGCCCGCCAAATTGCTCAGAAGTCACCGACAGCGTTTGTGTGAACAGTACGCTGTCGGTGTCGTGCTCCCACTGCTCACGGGCGGCTTGAATTCGGTTGGCCAGTTCTGCGTCCTGGCTTGTGTCCGACTCCGACAGGAATAGCTGTCTCTTTGCTTCCGCCACTGTTATCGGTTCGGTCGTCGGACCTGTCACCACCGTTGGCCGACTCAACTCCATTTTCTGCGATGACTGCGACAGTGACATTGTTTGTACCTCCAACCAAAACCGCAGTTTTCACCCTTATCAGCGTCGTCGCCACACCATCGGGAAGCGTGTCGACTTCCTGTCCCGGTTTGAACCGCCGCCACGTTCGAAGAAACTTTAGTCGCATTTTGCATCCTCCTGCCAGTCGCAAGGATACACATGAATTGGCTTCAAATCCTCATCAAAACTCGCCACCATTTCTTCAAGATGTCCGATCCGACAACCTGGGTCAAGATACAGCGAGTTCCCAGCCTCCTGCCACTGTTTCCAAAACCAGATATCGTCATCGACTCGATTCGTTTCCCATTCGCCGTTGTTGTCAGGCTGAGAAAAAAACCAAGGCTTTTGGACAGTCTCCAGCTTTGCAACTTTAATTGCCGTCAGCCCAAAATGTGCCGACGTTACCTCGACCGGATAGCCACTCCATTCAATCTGCGATTTGTCTTTATGATGCCCAAGAATATCCGCCTTGCCCCGCCGTAATTGCAACGATGCTAAGGCGTCGATCTTCTCTTCCTGAACAATGATATTCAAAAGCCGCTTGACGTGCTCTGCCTTAAATATCGAGTCGCCGTCAATCGTCAAGATAACGTCGGCTCCGATCCTCTGGCAGTCCATGAACATCCGCTGCATACACTGGCCATAAAACACGCCTTGGCTCGTCACCAGTCCGATACCGAGCGAGCGTAAAGCCTTCTCGATCATATTGCGTGCGAACACAGCCTCGTACCTGCCGCAAGTCATTACGGCAGACACCTTAACATCTTTACCTGACAGCATGTCTCACCCTCACCCAAGGAAACAAAATTAAACAATCGCCACGTCTGGACCGAGCATCGTAGTTGATGCCGAAATAACTCGCTTGTACAACGTCGCAACCATTGCGATCGTGACTGCGCCGTTCGTAGTTGTGTCTGGAGTAGCCGACATTCGCAAATACCGCTTTCGGCCTTCTAGGTCGATGTGCGTTGTCGCGATCGTCGCAGTGGTATTATCAACCGTGCGGTTCGAAGATGCGTTGAACGTTGCGAAATTTGAGACGACAGTGTCGTCGCTTTCGCTAAGTGACAGAATCACGTTTGTCGCGTTCGTGTTGACCTCGACGCCAAGCATCACGTCGATCGTGGCATAATTTGCGTCTGAGCAATCAAGGTTCGCCGTTCGTGCCGTGGTAGCCGCCGCGGTTGGCGTGAAGAGCACGCTTTTGGTTCCGAGTTGAGCAACTTTCATTATTGATTCTCCAGAGAGTTTGAATTTGAGAAACGAGGGACACCGAAGCGTCCCCCGTTAAACCCACGAGGGTGAGTTCATGGATCAGGAAGCTGCGGTTTTTAGGCCGATAAT